GTTTCTGAATTAACTGTAGTTGTTGAACCTTGTACTACAAGGTTGCCTGCGATTTCGACTGTGCCACTTCTTGTTTCTAAAATAGCGTTGTCTGTTGGACCACTATCAAGAAATACTTTTGCACCTTTTAAGAATAGTCTGTCACCAAATTTGATTTGTTCTGCCATCGTGTTTCTCTCTCAAAGATTGATTTATTAATAGTATTTATCAGTTTTAGAGGAAATGGGCAAATAAAAAAACCCGGGATTGCTCCCGGGTTTTAATATATCTAAAGTATAATCTAAGATTATACGAAAGCTAGATTGCTAACTGCGATTTTAGATACGTAGTCAGCCGCGTTACCTAGAGATGACGCTGTGTTTGTTAGTTCCACATACCCGTAACGAGTCATGAATGAAACTACTGGCTCAAAAGAAGCCGGATCAACAACAACACCTGATGACATTAGCGGTACGTACGGACAATAGAATGCCGCCGCATCGATTTCGCCTGCACCTTTGTAACCAAGTAATACATCATCGTTTGCCGCATATGTGTTAACATATACACGCATTGTACCGTTTAGTGTACCTACGAATTTAGTGTTAGTTGGTGCTTCAAAAGTACCTTCAGTTGTTCTAGCGAATGCTGATGTTGTAGCAGACTGTAGAACTGTTAATGCTGATGGTGAAAGCACAGCCCAGTTAGCCGCGCCACGTCTTGTACGCTGTGCTACTAGGTTAGCTTGTTGGTTGATTAATGTCGCAAGAACGGCATGTCTGTCACCGATAAACGTTGGTGTACCTGTGAAAGATGCTGACATGTCATATGTGCCACCTGTTGTTGCAAGTGCAGATAGTGAGCCTAAGATTTCTTGGTCGATTTCAGCAGTGATTTCCATTGCTAATGCCGCCATGATTTCAGCTTCGATATCTAAACCGTGCATTGAGTTAGCGTCCTGTGCCGCTTCAAAAGTCCAACGTGCAGATAGCTTTCTTGTTTTAGCTTCTACAGTCTGTTTTAGGACCTGAATTGACATTTTTGAACCCGCTTCACCTTCTAGTGATGCAGTTGCCGCCGGAGCCGCTGATGCGTCACCTGAATATGCGTTAGCAATTTCAAATGGGCTTAATGCTTCATCACCTGCCGCCACGCCAGCTTTTGCTTCTGCGTAACGAACTCTTAATGTGTGAATTTGGCCTACTGGACCTGTCATTGGTTGTACACCAATGATTTCGTTTGCGATTACTGTTGGCATTACACGACGGATAACTGGTAGGATCACTTTGTTAAGTGTTGCGATGTTACCAGCCTGTGTTGCACCAGCAGTTGCACTTTCATTAAGTGCTACTTTAGTGTTTTCTAAAACTGCGGACATTGTGTCACGTTTTGTGCCTTCTAGACCTTCTAAAAGAGCATCACGTGTTGAGTCCCAGTTATTTCCTTCAAAAAGATTTTCCATCTTTTGTTCTCCTGATAATTATCCTGGTTTATTTCAATCCAGCTAATTTCTTAAGCTGAATTATTTCGGCATCGCTTCCTGACGACTGTGATTCTTCCGTTACTACCTCACGGTCACCAGTATGTTCAGTCACTTTGCCTTCTGTTAATGTTTTTGTTTCTTCTTTCGTTGAAACGTTTTTCTCATCTAATACTGCCGGTAGATACTTCTTGAAAGCAGATTTTAGATTTGAAGTTTTTACTGACTCTAATAAATCAGACATTACTGTTGCTTTTTCTTTGCCTAACGGTGCTAGTAGACCTGACATAACCTCTTTACGGTTCATCTTGTCTTCTAGAATACGTTGTGCCTTCTTAGCGCCTTCAATGTCTGCATCTTTATCAGCGATTACTTTTTCAAGTTCTTCAACCTTAGTAGCTGATTCGTCTAGCTTCTTGTTCACTTTAGCAACTTCTGTGCCTTCATTTAAATGTGAAGTCATGAATTCGCCTGAGAACGCTTCAAATACCTTACGACCAAATTCGTTTTCTTTAGCCGATTGAATATCTTCTTTTAACGTTTTCATTTCTGAACGTAGAGAATTTTTAATTGTGTTCTCTACTAATTCCGCTGAACGTTTGATAAAGCTATCTTTAGTCTTGTTAAGTAGTTCTTTACCTTCTGCTACTAAACGTACTTTAGTGTTAACTAACTCACGTTTATCATTATGGAACTCAGCTAGTTCACGTGATAGTTGCTTGACAACGAATTTCTTAGTATTTTCAAGATTTTCGTTAACTTTTGCTCTATCACTTCTAAGTTCCTTAACTTCGGTCGCCAAACGAGAAGTAATGAATTTTTCAAGGAGTTTTGCATGTTCAGAAATTGCTTTCTTATATGCAACTCGTTCTGCGATTAGAGATTCGCGGTCAGACTTGAACTCTTCCATTTCAGTTTTAATTGCGTTGTTTAGCATGTTGTCCATTGCTCCAACGATTACTGATTTGTCGTGTTCAAATTTTTGTGCGAATTCCTCACGCAACTCGGCTGTAATCTCCTCTCTTGCTTCTGATAATTTCTTGTCTAAAGCCTCTTTAATTTGTGCGCCAGCCTCTTCGGATAGTACACCGGACTCTAGCAGATTTGCAAGGATTTCTGTTGCCATTGTTGCTTCTCCTGTTAAAGTTTAAGTTCTTTAATGAACTTAATTATTTGTTCTGACAAGTACTTTTGAGCGACCTTGTCTGTTTGAACGTTTTGTGCTAGTTGCCAAGTTTGGTAACCACCACGCATGTTCATTAAACCTTCGTAGATTGCCTTAGGGTAGGCTTCGGGAGCACTTGGTTGTGCTACGATGTCTACAGTGACAATCTCAAAATTGCTTACCTCACCGCTTGGGTTAACTTCTCCAGAACCACGAGATGAGACACCTAATGTAGCGCCTGATTCGATTAATGTTCTGATAATGTTACCCATTGGAGTCGGTACAATTTTAAGTTTACCATAACCATTAGGCCCATCCATCCACATAGATTCAATAATATGCGAAACTCTGTCAACGTTTACTGTTAGTTCTGGCGGATGGTCACATTCTCCTAGTACAGGAAAACCTTGGTCGATTTTATCTTGTACGGATTCAACTGCTTTCGCAATTTCTCTGACCGGATAAACACGTTGGTTAGCATTTTTAACGTTACCTTGAACGAAAATGCCTTCCATGAACATATTTTTTCCGCCGTCATCACCTTCCACTATACGTGACTTAACTGCCGCTTGTTTATGTGATAGCCTTTCTATAAGAACGGTCATTGGTTATCTCCAAAAGTATTTCTTAAGATGAAACTGACTTGGTGTTAGCCCCATCATCACCTGCAGATGCCGATTCTGGCTTCATTGCTGGTGCTTTACTGTTTCCTGATACGTTTACATTTTTTGTATTCATATCTTTAGGTGCATCGCCTTTGCCACCTGATGTGTTACCATCATGTGTTTTTACTGGCGCCGCATTTGAATCATCACCTGGACGCTTTGGATTAGCATTTACAGTAGATGATACACTGTCACCGTTGTCGCCTGCTTTTGCAGTAACTGGTGTTTTGTATTCATCTAATTTTGCTTCATCTTCTGCATCATCATCTGATTCATCTAAATCAAGTTCTAAGTCATCTTCTGAACCTTCTTCTACTTTATCTTCTGTAGCTTCTTCTGATGATTCTTCTACTTCTGATGTTTCTTCGAATGTTGGTTCATCAGCTTCAACTGATTCCATGTCCATTTCTGCCTCTTCTTCATCGGCTTCATCTTCCATGTCATCTTTTTCACCTGACATAATTTTTTCGAACTCTGCTTCCAGATCCGCTAGATTTGATTCTAGGTCATCTACACGATCCTCAATATCTTCTTCCGGAGCCTCTGCGTCACCCATTTCTAGGTCATCAACTGCTTCGTCTTCTGATTTTTCGTCTTCGTCATAGAATTCTTCATTCTCAATCTCTGCTTCGTCTGATTCAATTTCACTTGTTTCAGGCGCTTCGATTGATGCTTCCTCAACGGTTTCGTCCTCAGACTCGTCTATATCTTCCAAATCTTCTTCTACAACTTCGTCACTTTCGTTTAGAAGTTCTTCATGGATTCTACGGGCCTCAGCTACGATGAAGTCATGTAACATGGCTTCCGCCGCATCACGCTCCTCGTTGATAAGAAGTTCTAGTACGTTTTCTAGTGTACTTCTTGACATAATTAGTCTCCTTATCTAAAACGCCACAAATTGTGGCTAATAAACCACAAAGTTATGAATGTGGCAATGTTGTAGAAACACTTCTATTGTTTCAAATGTATTTATAGAGGTTTTTGGGGTTTATTGCGGAAATGTGCAAAAATGGCTAATTTTTAAGCCATTCAGGATCATAAGTTATTTAGAGTATCGCTTATAAGTTTTATATGCGTACTTTAATGTAAGAAATTTGACGGTTTTTAGATGAAATATTATAGTTCAGGCTGTTCAGAATCGTTAGAAGCACCGTATTGTTGCTTTAGTTGAGACTTTTTCTCATCATTTCTAAGTTTTCTGTATGCTCTAATCTTTCTTAAATCATTAAGGTGCGAAAGTGTTAGACGATTCTTTCTAGTATCATCTAATTCTATACTATTGTGTTTATCCCTGTCAGGAGAATAGTTTTCCTTAATATCTGAATATTTCATCTTAGAACTCCAATTTCTAACTATATGTATTTATACTTGTTCGTCAGAATCAGTGGCTTCGGCGTTTTCTGCACCACTAATTGGTGAACCATCTTCTGTATCGTCTACATCAGTTTCATCAAAGTCTGCGTCACCGCCACCTTCGAAATCGCCACCAGGGACACTTGCACCTACTGATTTAAGACCATCTTGGCCTTCAGGATCACCAGTGCCTTTTTCTTCTGCCCATAGTTTTTCATTTTCTAAGATTTCTTCATCAGATAAGCCTAAGAAACGTTTCATTGCAAAACGTTTGCTCACATAATCTGCACCTTCGATTGCAGTAAATACGTTCATCATTACTTGGTCTACTTCTGCTTGACGATACTTACCAAAGTTTTGTGGAGTATTGAATTTCAAATCAAATAAAGAACTTTCAATTATAACACCTCGGTGTTTCAAGAACATTTTAAATTCTCTATCCAAGTCTTCAACTACTAATGATTGTAATCTTTCACAGAATTTAGTAAATCTAAATTCTTGAATGAATGCAGTACCTACACGACCATCATTGTAGCCGTTACCGTCACTGTCTAAGCTACCTAGATAGCTTGGTGGGACTCTAAGTCCACGCATCATCTTATCATTGAAGTATTTTAAATCATCAATCTGTCCTAAGTTCTCACCACCTGGTAGTGTCTCAACTTTAGAACCACGACCTTCAGCCGTCTGAGCAAAGAAGTAATCTTCCATAATAGATAGTGGATTATACGCACTATCAACGATGTTCTGTCCACCGCCTGTTTTTGAAGGAATACGTCTTTGATGAATATCATTTTTGATACGTTCTAAGTGGGCACGTGCTTTGTGCGTTGGCATGTTACCAACATCAATATAGAATACTCTACGTTCTGGTGCTCTTTGAACACGATAAATCAAGATTGCATCTTCAAGTAATTCTTTTTGTTTATAAACTTTGAATACTGGTTCAAGAATTGAGTTACCAAAAGGCCAGAAGCCATCGATACCTTCACTTAATGAAATATGAACAACATGTTTTGCATCAACTGGTGTTGATGTTTGTTCTGATACATATCTTGTTCCTCCTACAGAACCAGCCGCATATCCCTGAGTTGTATTTGCATTTACGTTAGGACTAGATGGGAATCCAGCTGATGAGTGTAAGAGTTTATTTTCGTCTGCGGTAATGTTAAGACTTTGTAGATTAACATCCATGTCTTTAACATAGTATGCTTCAATCTTTTTGCCTTTGCCTTCGTTAACAATAACTTTTTCAATTTTTGCAGGGTCAACCCAAAACAGTTTGAATGTTTCTGGGTCACGAACAAATACTTGGTCGCCGTACTTAACA